GAGTTTCAGCGTGCCGGTTCCGCTGACCCACTCGGCGAACCAGTAGTTGTTTGAGTCGGTGTAATTGAAAATCAATCGCGCGGCGGCGCCGGTCGCGCTCGCCTCGACATGCACCTTGACCCGCGCGCTAACCCCCGCTGGCGTCGGCACGGCGTTGCAAATTGCATTGCTGGTCGCGGTGATCTTGAGCGCGTTCGACGCGATTTCCCAATTGCCGCTAACCTCCGTCCAATCGCTACCGAGGCTGCTCGAATCGCTGCGCGTGAACGTGTCGCTCAAAATTTCGCAGTCGAGCGGGGCGCAGCAATCGCAGGGCTTCCCGAAGAACTGTGGGCGCCAGCGCCGCGCGGGGCGCGCCGGCGGGCGCTCGAGCGCGTCAATTGGCTCCCATAGGCCCGATTCGCGCTGACGGTAGCGGCGGGGGCTCATGGCTAGCACTCGCGGGCGGATAGGTAGAATGTGCCGCCCCAGAAGGTGACCAGCACCCATTTGTTAGCGGCCACGTCGCCAAAATGATTGTAGGCGGTGACGTCGGCGCTGGTGTCGGTCTCGCCGCCACCGGCGCCGATGTAGATGCTGACGGCGCCGCTCGCGCCCTTGTTGATCGCGGCGTCGGTCTTTCCGAGCATCGACGAAATGAGCGGGTTGGCGAGCACGTACCAGCCGCTGCCGGCGTTGGCGATCCAGACCCAGTCGTCGGCGAAGACGTCGTTGAACTGCGCGAAGACGGTGAGGTCTTCGCCGCTGTCGGTTTCGCTCCCCGGCGTCCCGCCGTAGATCGACACGCTGCCCGAGTTGCCGGCCAGGAACTGCTCGTTGGCTTTGGCCAGCATCATGCAGGTCGGCGCGCGGGGAAAGCCGCGGCCGCGCTGCGGGGCGGGACGCAGTTTTTCGATCTTTTTGACCGCCGCGGCGATGCGGCGGCGGGCGTCTTTGCCGAATTGGTGGATTTCCATATTCCTCCCGCGCAGCGGCGCGGGCTGGTACGGAGCGATGCTCCTAAAACGAGTGAGTGAAAACGGCGGTGTGCGGCTCGCATCGCGAGCCCGAGTGTTTTTTAGGGATTCTCGCGGAAAGTGGCGGTCACCAAAAGTCCTTGGGCCTGGGCGCCGGCGGCGCCGGCGACGGCGACGAGCAGCTCGAACAGGTCGTTGTCGATGTAGGCGGCGCTGGCGATCGTGGCGGCCTGCACGGTGCGGATCGGCGTGGTGTTGGTGATGCCGATCGGCGCGGTGAGCACGCTGGCGAAGGCGCCGGCGCCGGTCGATTTTTGCAGGTCGATCGAAACGGTGCGGTCGGCGCCGGTGGCTTGCGTGGTGATGGCGGCGTCGAGCGAGACCAACGAACCGGCCGCGCGTGGGATGTAGAGCAGATACGTCGCGGCGACGATCGCCGTGCCGGGCGTCTGCTGATAGCTGAGCGGAAACTGGTGAACGAGTTTGGTGGCTTGAATCGCGGCGTTGGCGGCGATGTCGGCGTCGGCCAGCGCGTCGAGATAGATTTGCGCGGTCTTTAATATTTGGGGCATCACGGCACCTGGAGATCAGCGAAAGGTTTGGAGCGGTAGATTTCGATCGCGGGCAGGAAAACCGGTTTCACGTTGGGGCCGAGCGTGAGCTGGCCGCCGGCGCCGTCGAGCGGAACCGGCGAAGTCACGGGCGCCTGCTGCTTGTCGAGGATGTGCTTTTGCTTGCCGTTGGCGTCCAGTTCGTAGTAACCAATGTCGAGCAGTCGCTTTTTCCAGCCGTGTTCGGCGATGCGAAAATGGAACTCGTAGACCACGTTCCAAAACGCGATGTTGGCTTTTTGCCAGACTTCAAACTGGAGGCGCCCGGTGATTCCCGCGCAACGGACCTGATGCGGATCGGCGCCGAAGAATGAGTCACTGTTGACGGCGCCGGTGTATTCGAGCGCGACGGGGGGGCTGTAGGCGAGTTGATTGCGGGCGATCACTAGCCGTGGATAATACTCCTCAATTTCGAGCGGCGGATCAAAAAACTCCTTGCTGCTGGTGGTGATCGGGTCGCCGTTGGCGTCCTCGTAGACGACTTGCGTTCCGGCGATAAAATCCCAGGCGACGTCGGGGGGGCGGTCGAGCGGATGCGTGGCCGTGTTCTGGGGATTCTGCGCGTCGGTGTTGATCGTCGAGTAGTCGACGTCGATTTCCCAGCGGAACGGATCGCCGGCGTAGTGGCGCGGGCGGACGTTGACCACGATCATCGGCCAGCCGGCGAGCACGGTGGCGCTGCCCAGTTGCGGGACGAGCGGATCGGCCGCGATGGCGTGCGGCGTGGCCTGTCGGTCGTCGCTGGTGGCGACGAAACGGCGCGAGTAGCGGCTGCTGGTGGCGCCCTTGGCCAGCTCGATCGATCCGTCGCGCGCGGTGCGCTCTTTGATCGCGGTCAGGCTCATGCGATCTGCTCCTCGACGACGCGGAAGCGGTCGCGCAGCAAGCGGCTGTTTTCGTCGAGCGCGCGGGTGTTGTTGCGCTGCGCCTCGACCTGGCGTTTGATCTCCTCGAACAGGCGGCGCGCTTCGCCGCTGGCGCGTTCGCGATTTTGCGCCTGGAGGAAGGCGCTATAGGCTTCGCGCGAGCCCGCTTGCATCGCGCCTGGCGACTGCGCGCCGATGCCGCCCAGCAGATTCTTTTCGGCGGCGCCCAGCGCGCGGTTCAAGGTGTTTTGATCGATCGCGCCGGACTGGAACAGGTCGTACAGGCCGCGGACCTCCTCTTTGAGTTTCTCGGCGGGGGTCCGCATTTCGTCGAAGACGTTCTGCCCGCGGCCGATGGCGTCCATCGCGCTGACGACTCCGCCGTCGCGAAAATCCTCGGTCAATTGGGCGTGCGACTGGTAGGCGGCGTCCATCTGGTGCTTGGCGTGCGTCAGCACGCGGGCGTATTGGCCCCAGCTCAGCGTATTTTTGGCGAGCAGCAATGTGGCTTCGCTGACGGTGCGCTTGTACTGGTCGAGCGGGGTCAAGGTTTGCTCGAACATCTGGTTGGCGCGCTGTTGGGTGGCCCGCATGGCGCGGGCGGCTTCGTTGTTGGCGCGATATTCCTGTTTGAGGCGGGCGAGTCCGCCCACCAGCTCGACGGCGTTGATCGCGCCGGTGGCGAAGTCGAGCTGTAGGGCGCGCTGCGCGTTGCGGTATTTCTGGGTGTCGCTCAACAAATCGTCGAACCGCGCGCCGGCGATGGGGCTCTTCCCTTTCCAGCGGCCGGCGAAGGCGGCGCGGCGCTGGGCGTCGGCGTCCGCTTCGGCCTGCTCGATCTCGTAGGCGCTCTGCGCGCCGGCGGCGGCGCCCAGTCCCATCCGATCGCGCGCCCAATTAAAGCTGTTGGCGGCGGCGCGCATGCTCAATCCGGTGGGCGAGTTCGTGAGCGGCGATAGCACGGCGGGCAAGACGCTTTGGACGGCGGCTTTTTTCAGCATGGCGGCGCCGGAAAAGCGGTTGAGGGCGCCCAGCACGCGGCTGGCGGTTTCGGCGGCGCTGGCCAGGCTCTCGGTGAGGCGGACCAGCTCGGCGAGCACGTCGCGGACGGCAAACAGTTCGACGGCGGTTTCTCCGAAGCTGCGCAGCGCGAGCCCGGTGTTGTCCAGGATGGTCGACCACATGCCGGCGATCGTGTGGGACTGCTTTTCCATGATGCCGGAGAACTGGCCCCCCTCGGCGGTCAGCGCGGCGAGCGCGCGCTGCAGTTCGGGGAAACCGACCTTGCCCGTTTCGACCAGCGCGCGGACCTGGGCGGTGGTGACCCCCATTTCCTTGGCGAGCGCTTGGGTGATGGGGATGCCGCGCCCCTGGAACTGGTTGATGTCCTGCGCGAAGAGGCGACCCTGGACGCGAGCCTTGCCGTAGATTTGTGTCAATTCGTCGAGGCTCATGCCGATGCCGCTGGCCAGGTCGCCCAGTACGCGCAGGCTTGGAATCACTTGATCTTGCGCGACGCCGAAGGCGACCAGGTTGCGGGCGGCGTGAGAGATTTCGCTGAACCCCAGGGGAGTGGCGGCGGCGAACTGCGACAGGTCGGCCAGCAGCTTTTGGGCATTGGCGCGCGAGCGGAGCATGGTGTCGAAGCTGACGGTGAGCTGCTCGAAGTCGGCGGCGAGCTTGACGCCGATCGCGCCCCCGACGACCGTGGCGGCGGCGCCCAATTTAATGAGCGCGGTGGTGGTGCGGATGATGATCGGGGTGGCGGTCAACAGGCCGAAGCTCAATGTCGGTCCCAAAAAATGGAACGCGCGCTCGGCGGCGCCCGCGGCTTTGCCCAATCCGACCAGCACGTCCGTGGGCGTGTAGCCGAGGCGTTCGATGAGTTTTGCCGCGCTGCGGGCTTGCAATCCTAAGCGCAACAGGTTGAGCGCTGGGTTGGCGCCGATGCCGGCCATCGATGCGGCGCCCACCACGGCGGCGGTCTTGAGCGCGCCAAGCGCGAGTCGCGCGCGCATCGACCCTTGTTCGACGGCCGCGGCGTCGATCGTGGCGCGGATGATGAGGTCGCCGATGACCGCGCTCATGGTGTCATTCCTGATACTGCGTTAGAAAGCGGTCCATTTCGGCGACCTGTTCGGCGTCGGTTTGCGGGCGGTCGGTGGTTCGCGCCGCGCCGGGCGGCAAAAAATCGTCGGCGCGGACCGGCTCTTTGGCCCACTGGCGGGAGACGGCGGCGGCGACCTCGGCGCTTTGGCGCCAGTCGTCGCCGAAGGGCTCCAGGCGCCAGTACGCCATCCATTCGGCGAACTGGCGGCTAGTGAGTCGCGTGAATAAGTCGTCGGGGTGAGCGACTCCAAGCGCCAGGCAGAGCCGGAAGGCTAGGCGGCGGTCGGGTCGCTCGCGGAGTTTTTTTCCAGTTCCTCCAGGTCCTCGGGGCGGAGTTTGTTCTTGGCGGCGGCGGCGGCGAAGACGCGGTCGAGCACGTCGAAGTTTTTGCGGCCGAGCGCTGCGACGTCAGCTTCGGTGAACAGGCGGTTGCCGTCGGCGTCGTACAGGACGAGCGTGGCGAAGATCGCGCGGGCGTGGAGACTCTGCTCGCGCGCCGGCTGCGCGGCGCGTTCCTGCGCCAGTCCGGTCCAGTAATCGCGGGCGTCGGCGCCCATGACGCCGACGTAGACCGTGCAGCCCCATTCGGGGATTTCGAGCGGGTCCAGGTCGAGGTCGCGGGCGGCGAGAATCTGTTCGCGGAGATCCATCGGTTCGGCTTCCGGGGTGGGTGGCGGGCTAGTGGCCAATCGCGGGCTGACTAGGTGTACGCGAGCGCGCCGGTGAACTGGAGCGTAACGTCCTGCATCATGGCGCTGGGGCCGTGCTCGACGGCTTCGCCCGCTTCGATGATGTATCCGTTTCCGCTGATCGTTTTCGCGCCGCTGGTGGGCGGGATCATCGTCACGGTTTCGGGGTCGGTGTCAAACGGCGGCTTGAGCGATGCGTCGTACAGCATCGAAACCGCGAGCTGACCGGCTTTGAGGCGCTTATGCGGCTCGTTGACGTCCCAATCATCGTCGATGGCGGACAGGTCGACCACTTCGCGCCCTTTGCCAGAATGGCGGATCGAGCGGACTTTGGCGAAGAAGCCCGTCGAAAACTGAATGACGTAACCTTTTCCTTGTCCGACTGCCATGGTGTGGCCTCGCTCTCTTAGAGGGTGTCTGAATCGATCGGTTCCGCGAAGCCGATGTCGACCACCAGCACGCGGGCTAGCGCGAAGACGTCATCGGCGGCGAAGGGAGGCTCCAGCTCGTCGAGCTCGTCGACGACGTGCGCGCGGTAGAGTTCCGCTTCGTATTGGGAGACCGGCGCCGTCTCGAGCGCCTCGACCACGGCCGCGGCGAGCGCTGGCAGGTGGACATAGTCCTGCGCCCAACAGCGGACCTCGAAGGTGACGTTGGCGACTCCGCTGGTGAGGGTCAGGTCTTCGATGCGCGTGGTGCGGCGGCGGCGATAGGTGAGAAAATCTTGCCACGGCGCGTTGCTGGTGGCCTGCGGCTTGTGGATGGGGTGGATTCCGCCCGGCGCCAGCTCGGCAAGCTGCACGCTGTCGCGGAGGCGTCCGAAAATCCAGGCTTCAACCACGGGCGGCCTCCCGCTCGATCGAGTCGCGCAGCCTTTCGCTCGTGGTGACGAGCGCTTCGGGCGCGCGGGCGTCGAACGCCTCGGCAACGAAGAATTTTCCGGGGACGCGGCGGCGGGCGCGGTTGCGCAGGGCATTGAGACGGCGGCGGGCGGCGCTTCCAGCGCGGCGGAGGCGTTTGCCGACGCGCCAGCCAAGTTCCTGGAACGCGCCGTAGAAGGTTTTGCCGCTCGTCCAGCCGGCGCGGGCGGAGACGCTGATCGTGGTGCCGTCGGGCGTGACCTGGAGCGGCGTCGGGCGGAAGGATCGCGCGAGCGCGCCCGATTTGCGCGGCGCGCGGCGCTCGACCTCGTCGGCGAATTGCGACGCGCAGGGCTCGAGCGCCTCGGCCGCCAGGCGCGTGCGCGTGGCGAGCGGCAGGCGCTCGAAGCGGCGCATCAGCTCGCGGTCTCCCGTGATGGTGATCGTCAGCACGGCTCAGGCGGCTCCAAAACACTCCAGCGTGAGGAATCGGCGGGGGG